ACATATCGTCTAGACACTTCGTTCCACGTTAAACCAATTTGATGTTTGACTAATTGTCTTGCAACAAACACAGGAGCTTTGATTCTAAACTGCATTGATGCATGACCAAATGGACTCCAATGATTATGTTTTGCAAGATAACCTATAAGTCGTTCATCACCATAATTAAGAAGACCTTCAACTTGACCACCAGTAAATCCCCTATCCCATTCGGATTCCTTATCAAAAGATACACGAGCAGCATTAACAACAGTCAAGTCACTTCCCATGTGGTCTTTAAGTAATACTTCTATATCCAATTGTATATCCCCCAAATAGATGCACCAAGATAGAATAGCTCCATCAACATTCGTGGAGTATCTTTATCTAATCTTGCAAAGTTTGCCCAAAATGCACAGGCAATTACAGACAACGACCAACCCATCCACTGAGAAGCAACGCTTCCCGATGCAAGAAACATTACAGCTAAAAGTGCGATTGCAAGTGCAATCCACCGCATCTTACTATTAGGTAATTTTCTATTTGGTGCAATTAATGTTAGGGTTAAAATTTTAGTGGCCATAATATATTTCCTTTAAAATTGGTGCCGATACAAGGAATCGAACCTCAAACTGATGCTTACAAGGCAACTGTTATACCGTTTAACTATACCGGCAGTAAAAGTGGTGGAGTTAGAGGGAATCGAACCCACGACCTTCTGGATGCAAACCAGACGCTCTCCCAACTGAGCTATAACCCCACACGATTGTTTAACGTGATTCTCTTTTATTGTTAAACCTTGAGTTTGTATTGCGACCTTGTGGATTAAATCCCTTTGGCCATGATGGTTGTCGAGTTGCAAGTCTCTTGATTCTCTCTGACAATTCTAAATTATTTTTAGTTAATTCAGCACAATCAAATTCCAACTCTTTAACTCGTATAACGAGTTTCTTATTTTCTGCTTCAACAACGTCAAGCATCCTTATTGCGTTCTGTTCCTGTTCGAATTCTTTTTCGCTCATTTCAGATACAACATTTCCTAAATCCATTTTAATTAGACTCCTCTATTAGATTTAATAACTTTATTCTATACTTATTCTTGTCCAAAGTCAAGAACCTTTTGTAATTATTCATCATATTTTTAATGTCTTGCCATATGTAATCCTCAGATAGTTTTTTGTTCCATGTTTTACTAAAATCAACCAACTCGTCAAGAATGATAAGAGTTTCTAATGATATTCTTTTTCCAAGATACTCTTTTAATAATATAGGGTGTTCGTCACTTTCAATATTAAAAAGGGGATTGAAGTTTTTAATAAAAGGCATAATCTCTAATGTGAATTGATCGTAAAAGTTAGCTCTTTTATTTTTCCACTCTTCATAGTTTTCATCATTAAAATTTGATACATAACCTTTACTGTCTTTAATAAAATTAGAGACAAAATAATTTTTTATGTTTTCTTCAGTTTTATATTTTCGTGAGATTTTGACAAAGAAATATCTATCCTTTCTCTTGTAGAAAGAATCTCGTTTGATACGAGTTTTGCCTTTGTAAGTAACAAAGTCATAATCAGTTTTACCAAAGTGTGCTTTCATTGCACAGTACATAAGATACACATCAATTGCTTCCATTAAAAACTTTCTATACTGGTAACTGAGCTCTTCTTGGCAGAAAATTCAAGTCACGAGCATTCGCTTCAATTTTTTCTTTTAGACCTTTGGAAACAAGAGAACCAACTGAGTCTGGTTCAATACCTTCTTTATCACAGTACCAAAGAATAGCATCCATATGAGTAATGTTCTTTTCTTTAGCAATAATTTCTATTGCGTTCGTAAATGTTTTCGATGTTGTGAAAACTGCCATAGTATATATTTTCCTGTAATCATTATAAAAAGTGGTAGGTTATTCTGTTGCTAAGAAACCTACCGAAACTCCGAGTAACTATGCGGCTAGCGCATAATCCTCAAGTGCAAAGTTATCATCATTTGCATTTAGTTGTTTTGACCTATAACGGAATCACCCGACAATTCTCCACTCATCTACCTCTGCCTGTCGATCCTATTCAACCCCCCTAAGCACACTCACCGAATGTGTTTAGGTGGAGTTGGGGGGAATCGCACCCCCGTCCAGATCAGCTCTCAACTCGCATCAACAAATTGTACTTATATTTATAATGGAGCGGACGGATGGTAATGCACCACCGTCTATTGGTTGGAAACCAATCGTAATACTTTTATACTACGTCCGCTTTGTTCATTGTGTATATATAATACCATACTAATCACTTAATGTCAAGCACTTTTTCTACTCTTTTTAGCAATTCCACAACTCTTTTCTTATAACCCCAACCAAGTATACTAGCCTTCTCGCCTTGTTCATAAGGTGGCGTTCTATTCCACTTATAGTATTGGTCAGATGTTAAGTCTATTCTGTTTCCATCAATGTCTATACACCACCAATGCCAAATGTCTTGTTCATCTAATGCTCGATAGAGTTTTATATTCTTTGTACCAAACACTTTCTGCAAACAAGCTGATGCATTATGGCAATGACCAAAACTAGGCGTTATAGAATTTCTTTGTTGCCATTTCTTAGGTATTAAGTCTGGTGTAAGGTTATCTACTATAGCTTTGGATACTATTTCCAAGTTTTCTTTATTGTATATCATATATCAAAAACTAAATAATAAGTCCTGATGTCATTTTTGTGTACGCAGATTCAATCTCACTGTTTGATGGTGTCATTAAAATAATACCACCAGAATAAAAAGTTACACTTTCTGGATTTTCTTGACCAGTTAGGCATACTCCACGAGCAAACCCCATTTGTTTATCTTCTGCATGGACAATCATTTTGGGCTCTTTTAGTGTTACATAGCTACTTGATTGACTTTGAAGTTTTCCAACAAATTCACCAGCTGGTGTTACTATTGATACAAGTGTGTTTATTTCGATCATATTGTTTTCCTAATATTTTGATTATTCCATTCTTCGACTGTTTCTACAAGAGTGTTAAGATAGTCGTGTTTTTGTTTGATGAATTCTTGAACAGTTCCATCTTCTGTTACCACTAAAATAACTACCTGAGAAATATCTACTCCTGTACGTTCTTTATACATTTCAGCATACGCAGAACCTTGAATGTAATAACTTTCATTATACTTATCGATTCGTTCTTTAGTTGATGTTTTAAAATCTATAATAGACGGCACACCTTTGTATTCTGCAATACAATCAACTCTGCCTGCTACTTTATACTTGTCACTATACAAACCAGCTTCTTGAGCATATATGTTGTCTATGTAAGTTAACGCATTATCTCGCAATTCGCTGAACAGACAATACGGTAAGAAATGTTTCTTGTGTTTTTCCCATTCTAACGGAGAATTAAACTGCATGTTGTTTAGATAGTCTTCACACATATGATGAACTTTAGTACCACGATTTGCGGCTGTTCTTGATATGTGATTAGCAACATCGTTGCCTACACGTTTACGCCATTGTGCTAGTCCTTTCTTATTACGAACTGATAGAACAGTTGTAATTGATGGGTACTTGTTACCCTCTGGTGTTTCGTATAGACGTATGCCGTCTGTATTTGTTGCAGATATAGGTTGCAACTCCACTGGTTCATGATTAAACATTATATCACTTTCTCATTTTTCATCTTATATTACCATTATATAGAGTCTAACAGGGTTTGTCAACCACCATTTACTTTTTCATAAATTCTGGATATGCATTCCCTGTACCTTCGTACATATCAGATCCAACTTGCTCTTCTTCTTTACCTACACGAACACCAATACTCTTGTGTAATATCCACCATACAGTAAGAGAGGCGAGGAACACGAATCCAGCGATAGTTGCTATACCGATTGCCTGTGCTACAATTGTAGCATCTGCATTAAAGATAGGAACTAGTAGCAGTCCGATTATACCAGCAATACCATGTACAGAAATAGCACCAACAGGATCATCAATACCCCATTTTTCAATAAGAGTCATAGCAAATGGAATTATCCCACCACCCAACATACCATAAAGTACCGCAATCTGTGGACTTGGTGATAGGGGGTCAGCAGTAATAACAACCAATCCTGCCAATGCACCATTTAGTGTTACATTAAGAACAACTCGTTTTGTCCAAAGTTTAGATACAATCATTGCACCTAACAAGCCACCAGCAGCAGCCATATTAGTGTTAACAAAGATTTTACCTAATGCCTGTGCATCAATAACAGTAGAGAATGCTAGTTGCGAACCACCATTAAAGAAGAACCAACCCAACCATAGGATTAATGTACCTAGTGCAACAAGGGGCATATTTGAGCCAGAAATGTTTTTCGGTTTCCCATTCTTATCATATTTTCCATCACGGGGCCCAATGATAATAACGGCAGCAAGAGCAGCTGCAGCACCAGCCATATGAACAATACCAGAACCAGCAAAGTCAAAGAACCCCAGTTCACTTAGAAATCCACCACCCCATGTCCATGCACCTTCTAGTGGATAAATGAGTGCAGTAAATACAGCAGAGAAGATTAGGAATGACCACAACTTCTTTCGTTCTGCTACTGCACCCGAAACAACAGACATTGCTGTTGCAACGAATACCATTTGAAAGAAGAAATCAGCATACATAGAATGTGTCTCTGGTTCATTCCACCCATACATAATCTCATAGCCACATAACAGGAATGCAATAGATGCTACTGCAAATAGTGCTACATTCTTAGTTAAAATCTCTGTGACGTTTTTGGTTCTTACTGAACCTGCTTCAAGTGCAGTAAATCCTGCAGCCATCCACATAACCATTGCACCTGATATCAAAAAGAATATCGTGTTTAACGCATAATCAACTTCCATAATAATTTTACTCCTAAATTTCTCTCATTCGATTTACTAATCTATTTGCTCGATTGGTTACCTGTCGATACCATCTGCTGTCTACCATCTCGTCAGCAGCTGCGTTCCAATCTTTTGCGTCCACACCACGTTTCATTCCTTTAAATTTACTCAAACGAGTTCTACCCATATTGAACATCATGTTCGCAATTATCTGTTGAACTTCTTCTGGTAAATCGTAAAAATCTGGATATAAAGTAATGCAGTCTATCAATACTGATTCACAATCTAATTTAAAGACTTCGACAACTCTGGACTCACTGACGGTTGTGCCAACTGGACGACCGTATTCGGGATCGGTTTCCAATACCAAATGGCCCACGCCAAAAGTAGCGTAACCAAGATGATCATTATATATTTCATATTTGACTCCTTCGTCAATTTCTAACTGTCTTCTAAGAGACTCTAAATTCATTTTTCAAACCTTTTGTTAAATGCTTTACATTCAAAGATACACCAACCCCAAAGAGTTAATATTATTCCCATCATAACCCAAAAAAATGTTCCCATCACTCAGGCACTGAATCACAACATGTGCAGGGTTTGTCTTCTGTGCATTCGCATGGGTCACATTGACAAAGTGGATTGTTACATTCGGGGTTGTTACAATTTATTTCTAACATAGGATATATTCCTTTCTTGTATGGTTTATTCTCAGTATACCATTTATATGGTTTACTCGCTTCCAAAACCGAGTCTAATTTTATTAATGAGATAGCTCCGAACAAATCCTGACCGAACAATATCCCCAATAGTAAATTCTACACAATTAAATTCTTCCATCTCATCTAGTATTCTAAAGAAATCGTGTAGACCATTTCTTTCGTTTTGTTTTTGTAAATCTGACTGATCAAAATCACCACAGAATACAATCTTTGCATCTTGGCCAATTCTGGTCGTGATAGTATCCAGCTCATGAAAATTCATATTCTGACACTCATCTACTATAACAATTGCATTGTCCATTGTCAACCCCCTTAGAAAAGAAGTTGATAAAAAGTGTAACGAACTCTGACCTTTTAACCTATCGTATAGATTGTTAAATGCTTGTTCGTTAGGTTGTTCGAACATAAACTGCACCATGTTCTGATATGGTATCTGATACAATGCTGACTTATCATCTTCATCGCCTGGCAAAAACCCAATCTCTCTTGTTGGTATAAGTGAACGAACCAATACAACTCTTTCGTATGGTGTCTGCAAATCCATCACATCTTGCAATGCGAGATACATCGCACAGAATGTTTTACCTGTACCAGCAGCTCCATAAAGAAATTGGTTTTGACCTTTCTTCCAAGATTCAAAAACAATTTTCTGGTTGTCTGTAATTGGTTTTATTGTTACAAGATTGCTAGCGTTTATTTCTTTAGTTTTTTTTGTACTTGCCATTTTATATCCTAATTAAAAAAGATGAGGGAGGCCGACAATCGTTGCAAGTTCGGCAAGAGGGTATCGACCCCCCTCTGGTGCATAGGCGGATTGACTTCCAAGCTTCCATAACGCCGTGCGTCTGTGCTGAAGTGTGATTTCTCGCCTGCACCATTACTATTTATAATCTATTTTGTTAACCTGTTAAGAACACCATGTTTTTTGAGAACTTCTCTTGTTTTAACATCTTTAATTGATTTAGTTGAACCACCATATCTATCTGCAAGTGGAGAGCCAGGATTTGAATGTGCAATCTGTTCTAACCTTTCATTCATACCGCCATCAATCTTTTTTGCTGTTGCGCTGATATGGTCACCAACAAAAGCCACTAGCACTGGTCTTTGTTTAATATGAGGATTGTCCAATTTATATTGATCAAGTTCAGAAATTTTCATGAATCCTTCGAATTCTTCTTCAGTCTCTTCATTATAAAAATTATATGTTGGCATTAAAGTCAATCTCCGATTGTGATTCTTTTATTAATTTCTTTAAATTATTATTTTCACTAGATAATTCTTTTATTCGAATGTAGGCATTGTACAGCTGTAATTGCATACTTGCTACTTCTTTTTGCCAAACGTCTTCATACTTCATTATTGAACCACTCTGGTATTGCTCTACTTTTCCATTTTGCAAAGCTTGATTTTTCTAGTATATAGTAATTTTGATACGCAAGAACGGCATCGTTACCTTTACAATAATCAGGCATACACTGAGGTGGATCAATAAAATCATTGTGAGGAATGTTTGTTGGCAAATCCTTGAGAAAATTTATGTAACCTTCACACGCATGTTCTTTACCATAACGATGTGTATATTCTGCAAGTAGTTTAATCCACAAAGAATATATCCATTTGTAATTTGTTTTAGATTCCCGAACCCATAGGTTTGAGGGGTGATTGACATGTGATGCTTTCATTAGACTATCTTCCATTACTTTGTCTTCTAATTTCCAGCGTTTAATCTTTCTACCATTCTTGGTTAGACCATAATATTGAGTACCGTCAAGTACACGATGAGCTGTTGACATAAGTTGAGCATACTCGATAACCATTTTACAAACATGTTTATCACAGTGCATTTGAGCTGCAATCTTAGGGTTGTTATCTAAATAAAATATATTCATTACTTCACTTTTTTATCATTTAATAGTAACATTCTACCAAGTTTTTCATCATTTGTCAATACCCTTTCTGTTTCAATCATATCAATAATTAAAGTAGTAATGCCAACTTCCTTATCTAATTCACGAATCTTTCGTTCTAAGTTTATAAGAGTTTCCCTGTAGTAGTCTATCTCTTGTTGTTTACGAAATCTTTGCTCAATTAAATCTGCTAATGATATTATATTTTCGGACATCCTAAATTATCCATTTGCAGGGCCTGGCATTTGATGATAAACTGCATGGTCGTCTACCATGTATTCATCAGTCCAGTTGAAAGCTTCCTTAACAACATTTGCTGATAAGCCTTTATATGCTTGATGCAATAGCCCATCTTTGGCTGCGATAAGAACATCTGCTTCAGTATCATGTAAACCCTCAAGCAACTGAACAAACATTGATTCTCTTTTCATTTGACTAAGCTTAGGATTTCCACCCTCTATGTAATGATATAGTTTCCTACACTCATATGAAAGAACGCTGTGTTCTGTACCAGCAGGTGCTTCATTTCTTTTAAAAGGAACTTCTCCATCTGGTAATGCCCATGTGACTTTAGGATCAAATGATGACTTGACAACCATTCTTAATGCTGGACTGTCATACTCTTTTAATAGAGCAACCTTGTTTTGTTTTGTTTTTGCTTTAGACACTTTGTCTAAAATTTCTGATATTAATAAATCCATTCTAAAATTCTCCTATAGATTCAGTTAGAGTTTTTAACCTCGTTTTAATAAAATAGTTCAGTAGTTTACTACGGTCATTAACTGGTGCTTCCTTATATATATGTAGTATCTCAGATGACAATTCTTTTGGGCAACATGTTAAATCAATCAAGTTTTTATTTCTTTGATAGTTTCGTTTCACTTCATCATTAGGCAAAACATCATCAATGTTATTGTCAATCCAAGATGAAATCTTTTTAGCACCTAACGGTCGTTGTCTCAATCCATCAGTGAATGTATTATCTGGAGACAGCACGTTAGGTATGCCGTCACTGGTATCACCCTTGAAGATATGTTCTTGAAGATATGTAACAGGATTCATTCCACCTACCATTTTTTTAGTAATCGGACTATACTGTTTCACATTAGGATACTTTTGTAATTGAATAAAATCTTTATCACCAGACAATATCATAATTTCGTCAGAAGATTCTGCACTAAGAACGCCAATGATATCATCAGCCTCTGCACCATATACCTCTAGAAATTTATAGGGCATATTCTCTGAGAATTCTTTTTTGATTTTATTAAGACAACCAAAAATAGCATCCCAATCATGGTTTGATTTCTTTCTGCTGGTTCTCCGAGAAGCTTTGTACTCTGGATAATAGTCACGCCTCCAATAATGTTTGGAATCATAACACAACACCAACTCTCCAAATTCAGATTTGAATCGAGTGCGATACATGCGTAACGAATTTAAAATCATATGACGAACCATGCTGTCATCTGGTTTAGTTTCCTTAGTCATATGCAAATGCATCATAACATTTGCGACTGAAATTTGGCTCATATCTACTAAAATCATTATTCTTCATCATCCGAAAATATTTTGCTGGCTTGCAATAAAACTTGCAAGTCAACTTCTGTGTGCCTAGTTCCATCAGGATCAGTAACGACTTCAACAAAGGTATCTACAATATATTGTGTTGGATATTCTAAACCCATTCCTCTAAATACCATACCCTTTGCAAACTCAATTATGATACCGACATCATGTGAGAAAGTTTCATTTGATACATCAATACCATTATCATTAGACATTTGAATCATATGAACAATTAACTCTTGAGTCAAATCCTCAGCAAATTCTTTTTTTATTTCAAGTTCTGCTTCGATTTCAGATGGAAGTTTTATGCTCCGTTTTTTCCACGGGCCCTCAATAACTTCTCCACTTTTAGATTCTTCTTCCAAAAAACTATCCCTCCAATTCCATTTCAGTTGTCCACACACAACCCAAATCAGGATAATATATATTTGGAGTGCGGTTTGGTTGACCTTTTTTTGGCCCATACCAATAATAAGATAATGCAATACAACTTTGTCTTATCTTGCCCTGTTGGTGTTCACCATAAAACATATCTACCCAATCACCATTCTTTAGATAACTTTGCATATTGCGAATATATCCTTCGTGGTTAGCAAGTCTTGATTCCGAACCTTTAATTTTCTGACGGACTGATGCCCGAGCAACCTTCACAAGATCCTTTTGTGTCTTAATCCACAATTTGACTTTATCAGGATGCAATTGATGGTCTTCATTTAAGTCACGTAAACTTTCATGTATATTAGTTTGACCATAATCAGGATTCTTTGCAGCTCTTATTGCTCTTGCCTTTGCAAGACGTTCAACTGCTGCAGCCTTCTGTTCATCAGTCATAGGTTTTCGTGGTTTACGAAACTTCTTTCTTACAGGTGCTTCCCATTTACTGTTGTCCGTAGTAGCATTTATTTTCTTTCGTACCATGATTTATCCTTTTGCTAAATATTGAAAAATACCATTTAGAAAAATTGCAACCGCAACTGCATTTACAATTATCAATGCTCGATCATTCCAAATGACTGAAACAACTAACCAACCAGCAACACCAATGCATTGTAAATACATGTTGTAGGGATACATGTTGTTAGTGGTCATAACCATTGCAATAATAAGCACTATCGAAGATGCCCATTTCATATACCAAACAAATGGTTGCTGAAATTTCAGTGGTGTTGAGGTTTTAGAAACATTTTCATATTCTTTCAATTCAACAATTTCTACTTTTTCTTCAGTCATCTTCCAATGTCCTTTATACTTTCTTTAGTTATTACTTGGTATGCACCTTTATTATAAGCTGGTGCGATTGTATAATTAGATGACACTTTTAATTGTTCCGTATTATCTTTCTTTGAACAACTATCTATACCACTAGTAGAATTGAGACTAGGTATATACTTTGTCTCTCTGCGATACACATCATGACCTTTCCATTCTACAAACTTCTTAGGTTTCTTTTTGAGCTGGTCAGGGTGACACCCTTGTTTACGAAGATAGTCCTCACGCTCAGCAAGAGCAGCAAGAATTCTTTTGTTTTTGATAGGTTTCTTTTTAGTTTTTGTATTATTAGTTGTATAATATACAGGCATCATATGCATAGTCATAATATAAATTTACCATAAATTAGTGAAGAATGTCAAGTACCTTTAGTGTGGTCTGCAATAATTTCTGAGATTTTAACTAATTCTTTTTCGCCGCTTGAATCTAATTTGCACTTAATAAAACCATCTTCTTCCATTCTATCAAGAAGTATGCTAACAATATTTTCAGCGGCAATATTATTGCGAAAATATCTCCCAACTGCAAATGCAATACCTATGCAACTTGTAGCTATAATAGTGTGTGTAAGTGCGTCCATAATAGTATTTATGCAGCTATTGATTTGAGTGCGTAATTTTCTTTCAGTTTCGTTGCATACTCCATGCTTCGAACCATTTCCCAATCACACTCTTCTTTATAGTCTTTCAAGTCACGATGCAACAGAGAGTAGTATTTGATTCTGTATTCACTCAAATCAGTCTCTTCA